AACCGATAGTAGGCGTGATTACTGTAACGGGTTTTTCTATCACAAGTTTCATAATAACCTCATAAAGAAGAACGGGGCTTGATAACAGAGGCCCCGTCCATGTTACACTTATTTAGGAGTCATATTTGAGGCCATCTTTTGTGCTGTTTCGGCCCAAGCTTTTCCACTTTCGGTCAAGAGTTGTCTTGTTGTTTCACCTACCCCAAAAGGATCAAGAATATCTATGCGTTTAGCCTTCTTCTCCTCTGGAATAAAACGTTCAAGAGCGATTTTAAGTAGACCATTGGCTAACTCCGCATTTTTGACAACAACGGTATCAGCAATAGTAAACTTTCGAGTAAAGGCACGGTCAGCAATACCCTTGAAGAGGTAATCTCCGTCGGCATTCTTGACACTGCCAGTAATCGTTAGAACATCGTCCTTTAATTCAATATCAAGGTCTTGGCGTCCAAATCCTGCAACAGCCATTTCAATGATAAAATGTTCATCATCAACCTTCTTGATATTGTATGGAGGATAAGAGGGAATTTTAGGTAGGTATTCATTTGCTTCCTGTAGTCGCTTTAGCATGATATCAAAACCAATAGCGTTCTTTGAAAGGTCAAATGAAAACGGATCGAAAAAGATTTTACCAGTCATATGTGTTTCTCCTTTAGTAAGCGAGAAGTTAAGGAACAATGGACTCATGCCCATCATTCTGGTATTATATAGTAAACTTTATGGTCTTGTCAAGAGACTCTTACGGTCAAAAATAGCACATGTGTTTCATTTTCATATTCATCACCCCTGACTACAACATAGGTATAATAACCCATTAATCTCCAGACCGTTCCAGTGAATCCTATGTTACCTCCATCGAAAGTCGCACCATTAACAGCGGTATTATTAGGAAACATTGCATTAAAGGTAGATAATAGCATACCATTATTAATGGTATAGCTTCCTATTGCACCATAAGTAGTATTTGCATTTACTGATCCATCAGTATTAATACTAAAAACGGAAGTATTTGCTATTTTCAGATTTAAAAGTTTTGATGAAGAAGAGTATCCATTGCTTGACACATTCATACCGATTCCTGTATAAACTTTACCAGGATCTGTCCATGTTGCTGGTATATTTGAAATACTTACTGTCATGTTGTTATCACCATTAATGTTAAGTTTTGTGAAGGATTGTCAAAATAATCTTGTATTACTATATATTCTCCGCTATCCGAAACTATAGTTTGAGTACCGGTATTTGCGATTGATATATCAGAAACAGAAGAAGGAGTACCTGTATAAGTGTAACTATTAAATGTAAATGAATGTCCAGAAGTTTGGCCTGTAACGGTTGAACCTGGACCAATGGCAACTTGTAAATTGGTAAGAACAAGAAACCCATTAGATAAACCACCTCCAGAACCACCTCCAGAACCACCGCCGCCAGAACTACCCATAGATGCAAATTGTTGAACTTGTCCTACAACCTGACCTAAAGATGTAACCATTTCACCTATATTAAGTCCTCCGGCCAAAGAACTGAATGTGCCCATACCACCGGCGCCGGCACCTGATCCTGCAAAAACATCTGGTGAACCTTGTGCCACGGCGGTACATGCTGTAATCAAATCTCCAATTCTTCCTACACCAAATTTGTTAGCGAAAACGGATACAGATCCAATTGAAATAGGAGCCGAATGTGTAGGACAGAAAAGGCCTCCAGGAAGAAGATGAGGTGTATTTAAATCACCTTTACGACTGACGCCTTTTTTATTAGCGAAAACATCGGAACTTCCTTGTAATCTATAAGGTAGAGAACAATGAAAAATATCCATGTCACCTATTCTGGTAACTGCCGGCATATTTACTCCTAAAAGTTAGTAAAATCTCTCTTCTTTTCTCTTGACATAATATCTTTGAAAATAGCAATCATTGCTGCGTTTTCAGCATGTTCTTCTGGTGTATGTGGACCGTCAATCGGTATCGGGTTGAACTTGATTAGATTGTCAAACTGTTTTGGAATATCGTCTGTATTCTCATATGTATATAAAGTATTATCTATACGAATAACAAATTCACCTTTAAGATTTATCATCTATTTCCTCACAAGTTATATTAGGCCGATTGAAACGAATAGCATTGAAAAATTCCAACACTTTACCTTTTATGTTTCCAAAATAACCAGAAACCATACCATCATATGGATTAAAATCTATACGAGGGGCCTGCTGAATAATATGCTTAGATGAACCCATATAAACCTCACCATCAACATTCATGGTCATACCCTTGCGGGCATGGAGGTTGATATGTTCAGCATCAAAGTCAACATCACCTTCACAACGAAAACTTAGACTGTTTTGTCCTTCGATGGTAATGTTCTTATCTTTATCAATACGAATAGTAACACCACTATCTACCTTGATAATAGATGGCTTCGTTACGATAATTTCATCAAAGAGGGATTCAACTTTACTTGGCAGCATTTTTCTTTGGCCTTCCTCTTCCACGTTTTTCCGATTCTGGAATAGCAGGTTTAGGTTCAGCAACGGTGATTCTGATTGTATCAGCAACGGCCGATACACCAGTTGAACCCATACCACCAACTCTGGTGGTCTTTACACCTGGACGAACCGCTGATTCCTCAATAGAATAGTCCAAATCACGGACTAGTTCCGCTTGGGCGATACGGTCGCCAGTATGAATTGTTAGTGAATTTTCGGAAAGATTGTAGAGAAGGACCATTACCTCTTCGACATAATCGGAATCAACCACACCCTCACCATTAGCAAGAACAAGGCCTTGCTTTAAGGACATACCGGAACGAGCGTGGATTCGTATGGAGTGACCTGTTGGTATATCCATGATAAGACCAGTCGGGACCATTACCCTTTCTCCAGCACCCACCACAATCTGATTATTCATAACACGTTCAAAAGGTTTATTCATACGAGTAAACCCTTTATACATTCCTTTACCATGTCCTTGGAACATCAAATCAAAACAAGCCGAACCTTCGGTCTGTTTTTTAGGTAGTTGATTGAATGAATGTGTTCGCCATAGTTTCAATTTTGACATAATATAAACTCCATCTTATTCGTCTGGATTGTATCTCTTTTTACCTAGAGAATACTTAGCAACTAGATTCCACTCTGACTTTTCGGAGTAGGAGATAATCTTAATTCTATTTAGAGGTGTTAGAGGCTCGGTACTTTTGGCTGAATCCACTAATGTAACCAAACCCCATTCTGCTAGTAGATTAGCAATAGTATTTCTACGGCCTCTATCTTCTTCGGAGAAATCGGTAGATTTGCCATCCAACATGAACATTTCTTTAAAATGAACAACGTAATAATGACCTTGTTTATGTAAAATATGACATGACTGATACAGTGTTTTATCTTTCTTTGATGCCACACCAATTCGAGTCAAAGTCTCCTTAACCTTTAGAAAGGCCTGTGGGTCAGGGAGTTTTACCTCCACGAACTCGTCTAGGTTTACTGTCATTAGTTCCACCTTTATGTAGTTTGTTCTTTATTTCTTGCATATCGGCTTCATTCAGTAAAACCAGTGCTTCTTTGGCCTTTTCGTTTGAGTAGTTAAAATACTCTTTTACGATTTCCAGGTCTTCAATGGTCTCACGCTTCTGCCATGGTCTAAATGGACGCTTATATCCACGGATACTATTTAGCAAATAGTGGTATTGCATGGTTCCAGGCAGATTAGGGTATAGATTCATTTGATTGGCCTGTAAAACACAGTCATAATGAAAAGATAACGCCTTGTTTATCACAAAGGCGTTATAGTCTTTTTCTTCTTCAAGAACATTCTTCTTGGTCTGTAGTATAGATGGAATAATATCTTTGAATAGATCGCTCATTTACACTCACATTCTACCATAAGTTCGGTTAGACAGGCAACCAGATTTAGTTCTTGGTCAGCAACAAAGGCACTCTGATACTGATACTTAGCCATAGTAATAACCGCAGGTGGAATGGATTCTGGTTTTAGAAACTCGTTCAATCCATCATAGATGTTACGGTAGATACGAGACGTATCAACATCAGAGTTTACCACAACCCACTTTCGCATTGCGGAGAAATCTTTCTCCTTTAGTGCCTTGATTAAATCACCTAGACTGCGGACGCTATCAAGTTGAGCAACAACACCAGCATCAATACTTCCAGAAACAGAATGACGTTGTAACTCATTAAGCAATCTACGATAGTCGGGGAAATAACGTTCCACCAATTTGACAATGACTGCTTTATCATATGTAATACCTTCTGTAGTTAGAATCTGTTCAAGACGTTTGAACATCTTAGCAGCCATCTTAGGCTTTTCATCACCTTTCAAACCAAAGTCAACAACGGCACAACGGGAATGTAGAGCATCAATAAGACGGGCCTTAAAGTTACAAGTGAAGATAAAGGAGCAGTTCTCACTAAACTCCTCAATTGCTCCACGCAGGCCTGCCTGTGCCTCTGGTGTAAGATAATCGGCCTCGTCGAGGATAATCACCTTACGACCACCAGTAAGAGATACGGTTGAAGCATACCCCTTAATCTTGGTTCGAAGCATATCAATGCCACGTTCCTCAGAACTATTAATGAACAGATGATTAAGACCAAGTTGTTCACACATGGCCTTGGCGATAGTAGTCTTGCCGCAACCAGCAGGACCTGTTAGCATTAGATTTGGAATATTTTCAGTGTTCACATATTCTTGAAAGACTGATTTGATACGGTCAGGCAAGATACATTCCTCAACACTATGAGGACGATACTTTTCACATAGCAAATATTCACTCATTCATTCCTCACCAATCAGTTCAATATCACTATCAGTTTCAATCCACAACTTAGCACCGCAAGGTCGTGGATTGTCCGGCCTATAGACCATTCT